TCGGTAGGAATCTTGCAAAGCATGAGTCCCCCAATTTCAACATTACCTGACTTTTCATTACCAGCAATCATAAGCTCTGGATGATCCTCTGCCTTCACCGGGACATACCCATCACGCAGTTTGCGTGACACGTTAGGCCGCATTACTTCTGCATTACCGTTTACAGCCGTCGCCACATAGCGATGCACGTATCCGGGTTCAGGAGTAGGGTCGGGTAAAGAACTCGACGGTTTATAAACATAGCGAACAGATTTTTCGCGTGAAGTTAAATCACGATTTACACGGGTTTCAGCCATTTTGAGTCTCCAATTTTGCTACTTGAGCAGCATATTGCTGCGGGGTTAAACCGAATTTTTTAGCTAACGCGACTTGCGTGTTTGTTAGCCGAACTTTACCTCCACTCGTAGAACGAGACGCGGAAGCAACCACGGTAGTAGGTCGTCTGAAACCCTCACCGGACATGGGCTTGTCTTTAGTTCCACCAAATAATTCAGGGAACGTAGACTTAAGGCGAGAATTGAGTTTCTCGTAGTAATCGTCAGAGCGAGGATCAACCCCGTTTTGCACTAGTTTTTTATGCAGCCCTAGTGCGTAGCTGGTGTATTCCTCAAAACCGTCCACCCCGAACCACTGGTTTTTAGCCTGCCAGCGCAGGGATTTTTCGTCCGGTGGGGGCGTTTTTGCTTGGATTTGTGGTGTTTGTACCTCAAATTCTTCTTGTTGTAAAGGGGGTGGGCGGAAATTTTTTGTTTGTTCTACCCGAATTTTGGCATCCATTACCGCTTCTTGCGCCTTAAGGATGCCGTCTGTGTCAAACGCTTCCTGTGCAGTTCGGAGTTCGCGGCGGGCTATTTCAAGTTCGGTTTCAGCCCGTTGCTGCGCACCCGCAATGACTGCTTCTTGCCCCTTATACACATTGCTTTTGAGGTTTTTGTTTTCGTCTAGCAACTGTTGTGTAAAACGCTCAAGCTCTTGTTTTTCCCGTAAAACAGCTTCTTTATTTCTGCGCTCATCGTGACGGGCGTGGGTAAGTTCTTTGATGCGCGACTTGACTTTATCGGAGTACGATTCAATTTCGTCATCGGTAGGATCAGCTACTTCTCGATCCAAAGGTTTGCGGCCTCGGTCTTGCGGAGGTGTGTCGTCCTCAATTTCAATTTCAATATCGCCATCGCCTTCGATTTCGATGTCAATTTTATTTTCTTCCAGTTCGTCTGGAAACTTAAATTCGTCCATAGTCACTCCTTTAAGCGCGGGTTAATCCGCGTGGGTCTTGCACAACAGCATCAACTTGGTCGTCGTTGATGAGACGGAACTCTTTTCCAAAAATCTTAAAACGCGTACCAGAGTAGGTACGTACCAGCACAAAGTCGCCTTCTTTACACCACGGCCCGGTAGGGAACTTGGTTTTGTCAGCATACGCGTCTGCGCCTACTTTCATAACAAACAACACCGTAGTGGCGCTTTCTTCTTGGCGCAAACTAGCCGTATCGCGCACCAGATCAAGCGATGTTCCTGCAATCTTCTGATTGACTTCAGGCACAGCGCACAAAAGTCTCCATCCTTGCGGGATAGGTAACTGCGTGGCTTTTTCCTCGGCGGTTGCCTCGGGTTTAGGTGCATCCATTGGTTGGATGGAATCAGGCAGTGCAAAAGCACCGGGGGCAAGATCAATCATTGGCTCTTTCAACTTTCTCAAGCAGGTCAAGTAAATAACGCTCTGCAAGCGCTAGACCTGAAATAGTCCCGCAGAGTTTTTGGTAATCTTCAAAGTTGCGACACGCGCCCCCCGCCAAGTCATCGGCGTAGTTGTTCATGTCGGTGCGTATTTTTTCGCGCAATACGCGTGCGAAGTCTTGGATCATTTAGTTGGTTTCTCCGATTTTTTGGCAATCTGTGCTAAAAACTGCTGTTGCTGGTTGTGAGCTTGGTCTCTGCTCTTGGCAACGTCGATGCCCATACGAACACCGTCTCGTTGTTGTTGCGCGGCCAGTTGGGCCTCGTTGTTTTTGGTTTGCATTCCAACCCTCATTGCTTCTAACTGCAAGTTGCCTGAGACTTTTTTCTCTTCCAACTTGAGCTTGTCCGCGTTGAGCGCTGCGTCCGCAGCTATCTTGGCCGCTTTGAGCTTCAGGTCTTCCTGCTTTATCTGGTTGCCCCCAGCTTTGATTTGCAACTCTTGCTGCTGCATTTGAATCACTGGGTCTTGAGCCTGCTGCTGAGCTTGTGCTTGTGCAGCCTGCGCTTGGTTTTGCTGCATGACTTGCTGCGCTGCTTGGGCCAGCATGCCAGACAAGGCCACCTCGATTTGCGGGGGGAGCTTCTCGTCTTCGGGAGGCATAGGCATGCCCAACTGCTGCTCAATTTGCTGGCGCATTTTGAACCCGGCGTGCTCAGCAATATGCGCGTTTATTGCTCCCATGATTTTGGGAGCCTGCGGGCTTTGCCCAATAAGCTGTTGTATGGTTGGGTCTTGCAACAGCATCATGTGAACTTGAATGTGCGCGTCATGGTTCTGGTACATAAACGCCTTCATGGGCTTACCATTAAGGGCGGCTTGATTCTCCGACACAGGGTCAGTAGGTTTCATATCCTCTTCAATTGGCACAAGTTTGTCAGCGTTTTTAATACCCAAAACGTCCAACATCCCCCTGTGTAGCTGGGGCAAGTCGTAAATATCCGGGGCCATCTGCGCCATCTGAATGACCGCTTGGTACTGAATAACCCGTTGGCTCATGGTTGCCGCGTTAGGGTCGGAAACCGGAATCAAGTCCACCAAGTCGTAATCACCACGCTTGGCTTTCCTACTTCCGTACTCCGGCTCATAGGTGTAATCAGCGTCTGTGTAATCGCGAATCAGGTTTTTTAACAGCTTTAGCTCTTGCTTAAGGGCAAAGTGCACGCGGGCTTGCACCGCCGTCATCACCTTAAGCTGGCGCTCCAGCAAAGCCAAAGTTGTCCCAACCGGCGCATTTGCCGACATATCGGACACGTTCATGTCCGCCGTTGATGCAAAACGACGGCCTTCCTCCACAATATTGCCCAACAAGTTGTACAAAACTTGACTTGGTTCTTTATACGGCAGGGGGAGAATATTGTCGCGGATAGTGCCCGTACCTACGTCCACATCACGCCACTCGCCCGGAGCAATTGGCGTGTCATCCCCTTTGATCCGCAGACCACGGGACTTTAGACCGCCGGGCAAGTTAGCCAACGTGCCCGCATCAACCAACTGGCGCATGATGCTGGTGGCCGACTTGGCAAACCCACCAATAAGGTGGAACAGGCCAAAGCCATAGGCTCCAAAACCGGGGATGTATTGGTAATGGACAAAATGCTGACGTTTTAGGCGTAGGGAGTCGTCTTCCTTCCAGTTGCGACGAATCGACAGTATGTCGTTGGTTCCTTTTATTAGGGTTACTACGTAGGGGAGCATGATTTCGGTTGGTTCACCCTCGTCGTCTTCGTCCTCAAACCCTCCCAAGTCCAAATCCACATGGCACTCATATAAGGTGTAGCGCTCGTCGCCCAAGTCGTTGAACCCAGTTTCCTTGTCTTTGGCTTTCTGGATGTCAGTGCGATCCTTGGGGGCGTCGGGTAGGTCAATATCTATATAGAACCCCGCCTGCTGGAGTTTTAGTATCTCGTTCTTGGTCTTGCGCATGACATGGGTTACGCGAAAGCACGTATCCAAGTCAGTGGCCCCGTAGGGGAGCAAAATGTCTTCGGCAGGCACAAACATTGACACTTGGCGTCCCAGACTGGGGTCGTAGTACACCTTTTTAAACGCCGAACCGGTAGCCGGTAGGCTCCACAGCATGCGCTCGTGCTCCGCCCGGAACTCCACCATGTTCTCGGTCAACTCAAAGTTCATGTCTTCCTCAACCCGCGCTGCGGCCTCGCGCACCTGCGGATCATCCAGCCCAATAATCTTGGTTTTCACCGGCCCACGGGCAGGAAACGTCTCCGTAATCGTTTCCGCTTGAAAGCGCACCACTGCCTCGGTAATCATGGGGTGAAACACACCGCACGCCCCTTGCCACGGCTCCGTGCGATCCTCCATTTGCAATCCCAGTAGCTTCAAGCCCTCAACATAAGACTTCTCCCACTCTTTGCGGGACTGCTTATCACTATCTATATCCCCCGCCAAGTCCCCCGCCAATGTTTGCAGCACCCCATCACTTACATACTCGGCCAAGTTGTCGTCAAAACCTTCCTCCCCCTCACCTTCCCTCGGTTGGATGGATATTTCCAGCCCGTCCTTGTGAATATTGACTTCTTCCGGGTCAACAATCTCAATTTCCAAAGGGGATTCGTCTTCTGCAAGGGCGTCAATACCTGCGGGTTGCTGGTACAGGGCTTTGTCTACATTGGTTGCCATATCAAATCCTTAAAAACTCAGTAATACGCCGCACGGCGTTTGAAATAAATTGGTTCACTTTTTTCGTCTGTGTCCAATGTAATGAATCCCCCCTGCCGGTAACGCAAAAGGGCTTGGCTGGTGGTATCTACAAAGTCATCATTATCCCCGTTGGGGAACGAGGCCACTTCCTCAATCACTTCCCGCGCCCAGCGTGTATCTGGAGCCCAGACTTTACCCGAAGCAAACAAATCCGCAATAGCGTTGACCCGTACTATCTTGTCGTTGCCCCGGCTGGGGTTTGTTTCCTGTACTGGAATGCCCATTGCCCGGAGTTCCTGAATAAGCGGCGCACCGGCAGACTTTTTCTCCACAATGAAGGCGTCGGGTTCCCATTCCTTCCAGTGTTTAAGTGCTGCGGCTTTGAGTTCTGGAAACTGCATGCGCTCTTTAAACGCGTCAAGCAAAATTATTTGGGCTTCGTTGCGTTCTTCTTCGTTGTAGAAAATGCCCCACGTTGTGCAAGCGCTGTAGTCGGAATTGTTTTTTACTTCATGGGCCGTATCCCACGACTGGATTATGTAGTCACACTTGGGCGGATCTTCGGGCTCCCATGTTCTCCATAACTTGCGGCTGATGATTGCCGCAGCATTGCTGGTTGGCTGCTGCATGTACTGGGCGTTCCAGTACTGGGGGTCAATGGATGCCTTGGTTGTCTTTAACTGCTCCAGCGGCCACTGCTCCGGCCAAAGGGACTTCTCGTTCTCAGTCCCCTCGTTCAATATGGCTGGTAGTTCTACGATTTCCCACGGCTCAGCGTCTGGGTTCTTGGTCTGGTAGTCAATCAGCCGCCCGGTCAGGTCAAGCTTACCCCAGCGCGTCATCACAATAATAATTGCCCCTCCGGGCATCAAGCGCTGCAACGGGCCAGTCTGGAACCACGACCACGCAGTATCAAACGCTAAACGGCTGTTGGCTTTTACGTCTTGCTCAGAGTGGGGATCATCAACAACAAATAGATCAGCACCACGACCGGCAAGAGCACCGCCCACACCAGCAGCGTAATACTGACCACCAGCAGCAGTTGACCACTTGCCCGCAGCTTTTTGGTCATCCGCGACCAAAGTGTTGGGAAAAACCTCACCATAGTCTTCACCGTCAATCAAATTACGTACCCGCCGACCAAAGTCTTCGGACAACCCGGCGGTGTGGGTCGCCATAATAATTTTTTTCTCAGGGTACTTCCCCAAAAAATACGCCGGAAACAAGTAGGACGAGAACTCGGACTTGCCCATACGCGGGGCAATGTTGATGATGACCCTTTTTTTGCGCCCTTCAATCACATCCGTGAAAATTTTGGCTAATTTTTTATGGTGCGGCCCAACTTTGAACCCCGGATATACCGCGTTGGCAAACCCCAACATGTTATTTTGCGCTGCGGCCAAAGATGCTCGGCGCTCCCTGACCTCCAAATCAGCAAATAACTCCATTTTCTCCGTGACGGACATTGTTGGCAACGCCTTCATGAGCGCCGCAAGCTCCGTTTTTGTCAGAGAAGTTATTTTTTCAGTCGTCATTAGCCGGGGTTTCTAACACGTCTTGCACTTCTTGGATGTCTACCACGCCCATAAACTTAGATAGCTTGTCCTTGATGCGTTGGTCAAGTTCGTTGTCTGTAAGGGCTTCTTTTTTCACTTCAATCTTGTCAGTGAATAGCCCAATTTCGGTTACTTTGCCCAGCGCTACAAGAGCTTTTAGTCGGATACTGGCGTTTGGGTTCTGCGTTTCCTCAAACAACTTGGCTACTGTGTAACCCCTAATCTCCTGAGCCTGCTGGATAAACTCCCAGTCATAAGCAGCAAGCATGCCCGTTATGTGCCGCACGGCGGCTGGAGTTTTAAGCTGGGCCAGAGCCGTTTTTTGTTCTGTAGTGTCGGCGTTGGTTGTAAGGAAACCAAAAGCTTTGCGGGCGGCAGTAGTCTGCTGATCCCTAACCATCTCGTTGTCATCTTCAACGCCGAGCTCGGCTAAAAGGTTTGCGGTGGAAACTTGAGCCGACAGTAATTCATCGGGCGCAGCAGCGTCCAATTTAACAAACCCGTCCCGAGTGGTGACCTCGGGCTCAAAATGCACCAGATGTTCTAACATGCGCAAGCCCTTGCAGCTTCGATGGGCGCAGTATATACTTGTTTTCGGTGAGTGTGCAAGTTGCGCATTTGCTTCTCCTTTCTAAGATGTGAGTCTTAGTTTCAACCCCCGGCAACCCCGGGGGTTTTTTTTTAAAATTTTTTAAGGTGGGTGCGGAATTAGGTGACGGGGTGTGTTTTGTATTTTGGGGAATTTGGTTTGCGGGTGCAAAACAGTGTTCATGCGGAGCGGGCATAGCTACGGCCTAAAGGGGTTGTGGGGGTAGGGTGGGGTCACGCTAGGCAGTATATGCTCTGTCAAGGGGATTCAGCAACCCATTGTGGTATACTAGATGCATCGGTTGGGAATTCCCTGCCGTTCGTTGCCCCGCCGTTGCGGGGTTTTTACTTTGTGGACATTTGTCCACTTACTTGGAGCTATATCATGAACATCACGTTCAAGGCCTTTCTGTCTGCACTACAACTTGCACTTGTTGCCAATGGCAAAGCGGGTGAAGCACTCAAAGCTTTCAAACCCACCTATAACAAGTTAGGGGCAGAGAAGCAATTCGAGTGCAGGATGCAGGTAGCAGACATCATTGCAAGCGCACATAGTTGCACGGCACGGCGTTCGTCTTATGACGGCGAGGCAACCATTGCCTTTGACGGCGAGAAGAAGGACAAAGAGAATGCACGGGCACAGTTGCGCTACTACTTCCCCGCCATTGGTGACAATCGTGGCAAGTCAAGCAACAAGGTTGATGCCGTCAAGTCGTTGCTGACAAGCTATGGCAAGCTGTCTACGGCAGAGAAGCGCCGCTTCCTTGCTGCTATCCAGTAACACGTTGTGGACAATTGTCCACTTGTGTTTTTCCCTGCCGGTGTGGGCGCGATGCCCCGCCGGTGTTTTTCTTTGTGTCCAACGAGTTCGTTTTTGCACACCTCGTGCATTTTGTGACTGCACAGTCACTTTTTAAACTAGGAGAAAGCCATGACAAAAAACTACGTAATCACCGATAGATTGAATCCCAATGCGGTTAGCAACCGCTACGGACGCCCCGCATCCAACTGCGGCGAGGACTGCGAAGTCCTAAGGTTAACCGCTAAAACAGATGCGGAAGCCTTTGAGAAGTTCGATGCCGCAATCGAGTCCGGCTTTGCCGGATACAGCGAGAGAAATACCGCACGAGTACGCCCCGCGCTTTGGAGAACCAAGGCGTTTCACAAAGGGGGCAAGCCCCTATTGGGCAAACTGTCCTAATCCTGAGCAGGAAATTCTGCAAGCGTAGCGTGCTACGTTTGCGGGGCGCTCTTGCCCTGACTGTGGACATTTGTCCGCTCTTTTCATACAGGAACTCATCATGTCTAAATCCTACATCTCTCTCCTCCGCCAAATAATGTTCCACGCCTATCGTGAGGCGTGTCGCAACAACCGCCCAATGTCTGTCTTAGTAAGGAACTAATACCATGACCATCAAGACCGAACAACTGGCGCGCTTGCGCCAACTACGCACAGAGTTCAAAGCTATGGCCGATGCCTACGCCAAAGACCCACGCGCCGCCGAACTTGCCAAGGCACAAGCACGCACGCAACAGACGTGGCAACAAGTCAAAGCAGAGTGCCGCCAACTAAGCCTTCTATAAGCAAAGACCATGCCAAAAAGTGTTGTTTTTTTGCTTGTCCATCAATCTCGTATTCGTGGCGTTCATCTGGACACACCTAAGCTGTTGATACGCAAGGACTTTTAGCGTCCACACCCAGCACACCTATATATAAATACTCTTTTCTCTTAATATATATATACACAGGTTTTGCTGGGTGTTCTCACCTATAAAATGACGTTTCCCTACGAGTACCTCCAAAAGGCATTGGTCTGTGGACAACCCCCCGAAATACCTATACGCACCAACGACTTAGGTGTGTCCACTTGAAGGCCAGAAACACGAGATCGGTGGGTATCCCGTGATGCTTTTTGTAAACCCTTTGACAGATTTGTGGACAATTGTCCACTTTTGGAGAACGCAATGACCCGCACAACCACCCAATCATGCCCTGCCTGCGGTCAGGAAAAACCCATGCAATCCTACCGAAAACGTGCAAAAAACAGGCTGGAATGGACTACCAAATGTAGTGCCTGTCGCCAACGTGACAAGCCGCCCCGCCAACAAACCCTCAAAGAACTCACCAAGCGTGTCGAACGTGGGCGCATGAGCGACCTCGAACTACGCCTAATCACCGACCAACGCCGTGCCCGCAAGGAAGCGAAAGAAAGCTACGCCTGCCGCCAAAGGTGGGAACGCACATGGCTGAACGAACTCAACGCCCTCATGCGCCCCGTCAAGGAGGAGCTACCCCGCGCCAAGGCCGCGCTGCGTTATCACGGCGGGAGGGGGGCGATAGCTGTGGCTGTGTTCTATGAGGGCTACGTGGGCCTGCTGATACGGGAGGCGGCGCTCATCTATATGAAGCACACCCTGAAGCCCTGCTCCCACGCAGGCCAGCGCTACCCAGACTTACTGAGCCCCACGGCCATACCACTTACACGCACCCAATGGGACAAGATACCAATGTGTATCAGGGAGAAACTAAAGCTACCGCTACTCATAGCGGAGCGAGAGAGTGGACAAATGTCCACAAATTCAGGAGAAAGAAACATATGAAATCAGAAACAATATCCCACATAGGGATTGCAGTACTCGCCACCATCATCCTGCTCACCTGTTGGGGTGAAGGTGGGTGGATATTCAACGCTGGCCTAGTGTGGGCAGGCATGAGCATTGGGTTTTTAGTAACAGTCTATTTGAACCAAGGAGAAGATGAATGAAAGTCAGAGACATCAAACGTAGGGCCAAGAGCAAATACGTAGTAATGGAGGGGCAAAAGTTCTTACGTGAGTGCTGCGCCCCACGATGCCGCGTATACGTAGCAGGGTGTGTAACCTGTGATAGCTGGCGCTTCTATGACGAGAACGGCAGGTTTACCCGTTCATGGAACGAGTTGCATACCTTTATAAAACATACTGAAGCAGAGCAAGAGCGGCACGAAGCCGCCCACAAAGCAGCGTTCAATGCGTACGTAGATGAACTTGTTACCAAAATGATAGAGAAAGAGAGCGCAGATGGAACGTAACAATGTGTGGGACAGCGCACACTTGATGCAGGATATGGACAGAGGCTTGGCCGTGTGGTTTGCTACGCGACTAGACGCAAGAGCCATTGTTCGTAGGTGGTGGTATGGCTAATTACGTAAGGAACATTCATACCTTCTTTGTGGACATTTGTCCACTTTTTTTAGGAGCTTAATCATGGACAACCTTTTACTCACCGCAGTAGTATCTGCGTTTGATGCGTACGTTGCATCCGTTGTGGACAAACGTGTTGCGGAGATATTGCAGACACAGGCCTCCCTGTTAGTCATCAACAACGAGTTGGATCAGAAAATCCACGAGTTAGTGGACACGAAGATTGAGGAAGCAATCGACACTCACGAGGCACGCGAAGACCACCCATCGCAAGACTCAATCACGCAAGAGATAGACCAAGCGTTGGGCGACTTCGACTTTGACGACAAGATACACGAAGCCGTACGTAACTTATCCTTTACTGTGGCGGTGGACTAATGGAAACGATAGAAGTATTTGAGTACGATGACCTGAGCCCGACAGCGCAAGCACGGGCAAGGGACTACGCAGCGCCGCCTGACGATTGGGCGGACTGCATTACTGAGCACTTCAAAGAAGATGGCTACTTGCTAGGCTTTCACATGTACGAGTCCAACTGGAGCGTGAGTCACAGCCAAGGCGATGGCGCATCATGGCTAGGTATTGTGAAAACAGCCGAGTTCCTTGAGGCGCACATCAACGAGGTCAAAGACGGGGACAGGCACTCGCGCTACACCATCCTGTTAGAAATCCTCAAGCAAACAGATGCGCTACCAGAAAAGGTGGAGATTACTCGGCGCTCGTTCTACTACAACGATAGTGGCACGATGAACGCAGACTACACAGAGCCTGTATTGGAGGAGGAAGAAGTCTGGGACGTGCACTTAATGCAAGGTGGGATTCTTGAGGGCGCATCGGTGCAGGAGCTTATGCGTGCTATTAGCACAGACGTGTTAATGGAGGACTTCTTAATATGGATACAAGACAAAGCGCGGGAGTATGCAGACGATATGTTTCACGCATTGCAAAGGGAGTATGACGCGTACTACTCAGAAGAGTACCTCAAAGACCTCATCCACATCAACGGATGGCGGTTCAACAGTAAAGGAGTAATTCAAGATGGGGTATAGAAGCGATGTGGCCTACGTGGTCAAGTTCAAATCGTTCCAAGACAGGGATGCATACGTAGCCCTGCAACTTGCAAAGAACGAGGAGGTGATGAAAGAAGCAATCTTTGAATGCGAGTATGACTACAAGTCAGAGCCGCTGTTGACGTTCGAGGCGGAGGACGTTAAGTGGTACGACTCATATCCCGATGTCCAAGCGCACACAAGCATCTACAAAGATGCACACGAGCTATTCAAAGCAAGTTATAGGTTCGGTGCAATAGGGGAGGACGGAGCAGAGCAAGTAGAAGAGGAAGGTGATGAGTACATGTACGAGTACTTGTACCCAATACACAAGTTGGAAACAAACTTCCCAAGTTCGTAGTGGACAACTGTCCACAGTTTTTCAGTCAGTTTTATTTAACCAAGGAACTTAATCATGATGATACGTACTTACAACGATGCAATCAAGGCATTCAATGTGCGCGGCCCTGTCCGCAGTTCAGCGTGGGGCAACAACGAACGCCCACTCGACAAGACATACAAGCACAAGAAAATTGTGTGGCACAACGACAACCAAACCGACTACTATGACATCGTGCTTCACAAGACTGTGATGGCGCGGTTCTACAAGCCGGTAGTGTGTGACATGAACGTTGAGCACGAGCGCCGCTTGTATACCAGTCACCCATCCCAGACTAGCCGCAAGTTTATGTGGGAGATGCTGGGCCACTTCGGTCAACTTGGTGGTACGCATGGCGTGCCTGATGGTATGGTTGCGCCTATCTACAACAAAGACTTCATGCGTGCTAGTGCTGGTGTTGCAGGCTTCAGCGCGGACTTCATGTTCATGGACGGCAAGCTAGACGTGAGTCGGTCAAAGCACACGCCGCACTACCGCACCATATCAAGCAAAGAGGACAAGCAAAAGCGTGCTGATGTGGTGCGTAGGATGGACGTTTACATCAATCTTGCGCTCATGCGTATGCCTGAGTTTGCAGCAGAGGCAACCCTGAGTAGGAAACTCGGCCAGACATTCGGTGGTGAGGGGTATGTGCATGAGTACGCACAAGCAATGCGCCCCATGATGGCCGATGATCCTATTGATGGCGCTGATGATGTCGAGTCGTTCTTTCATATGTGCCAGATGGCATACAACACCATTGCGTCTAAGCGTGGCATGGAACAGCAGGGCTTTGATATGGGCAATTGGAGAGGCAGTCCCGTAGACCCTATCAGCAAGCTGGAAAAGCCCATCACTATTGATGAGTTCAGGCGTGCAATCATTGAGCGCATATACAAATACGCAGGGGTCAAGCAGGGCTCCAAGCGCGTAGAGCTTTCCCAATTCCCACAGAGAAAGGACTACCCTCGTACAAACATCTCTACCTAAACCCCATCCCTAAGTACAAACCCTAGGTTGTCAAAGCATTGACAACTTGGGGTATAATTTTCAACATAATTATCGGAGAAGCAAATGTCCTTTCAGAATATGACTCTTACACAACGGGTACAAGCGTGCAACATTGATTGCATGCGTCACCCCAAGTTCGCACTACTAAGTGGTGTGATATGCATGGGCAAGTCGGAGGTGGTAGAGAAGATGCCAACCGCCGCAACCAATGGCCGTGACAAGAAGTACGGCGCGGCATTCATTGCCCCACTCAACCGCAAGCAATTGCGCTATCTTGTACTACATGAGAACTTCCATGTGGGCCTCAAGCATTGCATCCTGTTCAAAGATGTGCGTAAGAAATACCCCAAGCTGACCAACGTAGCGCACGACTACGTAGTCAACGCACTCATTGAAGAACTTGACCCCAACTTCGAGTTCGTTGAGCGTCCTACTCAGACGTTGTGCATTGACCGCAAGTACTTTGGTTGGTCATTCCCTCAGGTCATGAACGACTTGATTAAGAGTGGCCGCAAGGAACCTGAGGATGGCGACGAGGGCAATGGCGATGAGGGGTTTGATGAGCCCATCGACGCGCATGAGG